CCTCCTTGTATAATCTTGATTCGTTTTTTTAACGCAAGTATTTTATTTATCGCAGTCGTTCGTGTCAGCATCCGGAAATAAAGGTTGTTCTATGTTAGTTTGTTCTATCTGTTCTTTTAGTGAATTCAGACGTTGTGTTATGCTTGGGTTGTACTGTCCAACCATACCTCCTGTTATTTGGTCTTCACGAATTTCTTTGCGTATACGCGAACAGACAGTATAGAAATCTTTGTATTCTTCTTTCTTATCAAAGTAATTACTAATTGTTAAGTCGTATTTATTCCAACAAAACACTTCGAAACCCTCCATCGTCAATGGCGCTTCTAATGGTTCTCCTACCATATCTCCGCTTCTTTGGTTTAGGTGATACTTTACTCTTGGGTTGCTTTTACGTTCTACTTTGTAAGCTTTGAACATATCGTACATTTGTTCTGTGGTTTCTATCTTTCTTGGTCTACCTCTTTTTGCCATTTTTCTTTTCGTTTTTTTGTAGGTTGTCTTTATAACTTGTACTGCAAACTGCTAACCGTTGGTCTGTGCCGTATTCGTTGACCATCGTATTGTCTGACATACAACGTGCCATAAAATCAAGTTTCTTTTCTCCTGCTTTTGGTTTAGGTATTGGCATTGTCGTAAGTTTCGTAAATTTTCATCATTTTATTGTTTATTTCACGAAGACAACTTGAACATTGTGTAGGTGTTTGCTTTGCATTGAATATTCTATTGTATATTCCTAACATTACTCTTTGTTCGCTTGGCTTCATTGTTTCGCTTCTTCTTGTGTACCATTCGTCTAACCATTCGTGTTCGTCTTCCTGTAGGCATTTAGGTTCTGTATATTTAAACAATTTATTTAGCTTGGCTTTTCGTTCGTCACAACCGCAGTCGTCACCTGCGATCCATTTAACTACTTTTTTTATACCTGTTGCTTCTGTTATCTTTTCTATTGTGTCACCTAAACCCTCAGACTTCTTCTTAGTGGTTCGTTTTTTTGTTGTTTTCTTTTGCATTTTGTTTGTTTATAATTGTTTCAAGTTCTTGTATCTGCTGCATTGTTTCTTCGTCTTCGTGCGTGTCACCTTTAATTTTGCTTTGCAGTCTTTTAATCTCAGCTTTAACGTCTTTTTCTGTCATAATATGTTCGTAGTCTTCGTTCATAAAATCTTCATAGTCTTCACCTACATTTATTCGTATTTCGTTCTTGCAGTATTTTAGCGTTTGAAATATACTGCTTGTGCTTATTCGTGTTGCACTAGAAATTTTGCGTATTGACCAACCGGTTTCACGATACAAAGTAAACATAAGCTGATCGTACCAATGCCACGTTTCAACCTCTGAGTCTATTCTTTGTATTAAGCTTGTGTATGCTTCTGTTTCTTGTATGTAATCGTATTCTACTCCCATAGGTTTTACGTCTTCTATATTAACTATGTTATGCCTTTTCTGTTCTTTCTTGTAATCTAAAAACAAATTTCTAAGCACGAAATAGACATAGCTTTTATTTACTGTTCCGTTTTGTCGTAGTATCTTTTCGGGGGTGCAATACTTTGAAAGCTTTATGTACATCTCCTGTACTATGTCTTCAGCAAGAAAGTCTTCGCCTAAAGAACGAACCACTCTTAAATAGTCCTCGTGGTGTTCCGCAACTTTACTAAGCCATTTCATTGATTAGTATTTAAACAAATGTAATGATTATTTTCTAATAGTGTATAGACGTAGTTTTGAACAGAAAGTTGTGAATAAAAAAAGCACCCATTTCTGAGTGCTTAATCATTTAACTATATGCGTGATAAATATACTAACTATTTTTAAAACGGCAAGTCGCTTAACGGTTCTTGCTTTGGTGCATCGTGTCCGGCTTCTACTTCTGCTTGGTATGGTTCTGAAAACTTAACGCTAAAGTATTTCTTACCTGCTTTAGATTCGTTTAGCCACATAGCCATCTCTTTCATTTCTCCGTTGACCATACACTTACCTTTGTAGTCCGGTTGTGTTTCCGTTTTTTTGTAGTCGTTCTTAAAAATTGCACCACTGTTGTCTTTCTGTTCCATTATTTATCTTTTTTTATTATTACACTTTTTATATTATCTTGATGAATTGATTCTATTATATTATATTTATTATCTATACTATAAGTTTGCATTTCTACAAAATCATAACCTATTGATTTTTTAAAGTCTATAATACAACATACATAAATTAAATTATTATAATCATATTCAATAAGCACCCAGTCATCAAAAAAATTAAAACTTTCAATAGCATCAAATATATATTCTTCTTTAGTTTGATTTATGTCTAATTTTTTCTTTAATTCTTTACTCATACTTTCAAAATCATAACCCATATCATTAATTAAACAATTAATAATTTTTTGTTTATTGTTGCCTTTTATAATTTTCATTTACTTTATTGTTTTACTTAAAATGTATGCGCTTAACGTCTTTCGTGTGCGCCTTGCTTTTTCTTCTAAAAGCTTCTTTTCTTCTTCAGTTACTCTTAGCGTTACTATCTTATTCTTTCGTGTTGTCATCTTGTTTATTTTGATTTAGTTCTTTTATAATAGAATCAACACCATCTAAAGCATCTATCTTTCGGCTTTTTATTAGCATAACAGTTTCGTTTATTGTTTCCCTGTCGCCTATAACGTAGCCAAGCTTACTTAGTAGTTGTTTAGATTCTTTTTCCCTTTTTTGTATTTCTCTGTAGTGTTCAAATATTTGGTTTTCCATAGCTTTAATGTATTAAAGTGTTATAATATTCACGGCATTCTTTTACTCTGTCGTAGATTGCCTGTACTGCTTCTTCGTTATAGTCTACTGTAAAGGTTTTAATTCGTCTTTCTGCCGGTATGTTATCGAAGTTGTGCTGCGCTTCAACGTGATCACGCAGTTCTTCGTTTTCGTCTATTAGGTTTTCTTTCCAATGCGCACGTCTTACTTCGTCTTCTACCATAAGTACAGGTGTGTTTACTAAGCAATAACATAAGAAGCTTTTGCGCTTACCTGTTAAAGCCATATATCCTAAAAGCTGATAATAGTAGTCCTTGTTAGGTATGTCTTCTGCAAAGAAAGGAAACGTTGTAGCATCCCAAGAAGATTTAACGTCTAAAATTATGTCCGTGTTTACATCCGGTGTACCTGTTAAGTAGTGGTTTGTAAAGTGTTCTTCATTCTTAATCATAAATCCTAAGTCTAAAACGCTTTCACAAAGCTTTATACCTTCGTCTTCTACTTGGTTTCCTTTATCGGTGTACCTACTGCTAAACTCCTTGCGTTTGCCGTACATTTCTTCTACTGCAAGTTCTTGTAAGTATGTCTTACAGGTCTTGCTTAGTGTTTCTGTTTTACTTCGTGAATTGGTCATTATCTTTCCAATGGAAGAACAACGAATCTTCAACATAATTCAAGTGCTTTAGATTGTACATTCGTTAGATCAAACTTTTCTATAAGCTTGTCTTTCGTTACCTTACCTTCTTGTATTGCTTTTAACGCATCTTTAAAACGTGGTGCAGTTAGCTTTTCTTTTGTTGGTGTTTGTTCTCCTGCTGCATCCGTGTCTTTGTCTGTTACTAATCCCAAGCAGCTTGAAATACAGTAACGACGAAAATAACTCACGCCACTACCGAAACTTTGATAGTCATTCATATTTTTAAGATTTACTTGCGGAATAAGCGTGTTGCTTTCTAACGTTTCACCACTTTCAACGTGAAATATAATAGTGTTTAAGTAGTTATCTTCTTCGTGTGTGTTAATTAGTTGTGTAAATCCTAAACCGTGTTTGTTTAATAGTGGGTTAATCTTGTCAAAGATTGTAGGCAAGTCTGCATACGAATATCCGTAACCTTTTGTGCCTTTGAATATTGGCTTTACTTCTTGCTGAAAAGCTGCAAGTGCTTTAAATAAATGTTTCATAGTGTATTTTTTAAATGTTTGTGTATACAAATATAGTGTTTATGTACATACAAAACAAATAACCTTACTTTTTTAATTTTCTTATAGGCAATTCGTATTGATCTTGTTGTACAACGTGACCATTGTTAAAAACATCGCCTTTTTTTACAAATTTACAATCTTTGAAATAGTCTTCTTTTGTTATCCCACCTAAATATTGTAGTTCTTTTTTCTTTCTGTTATAATGAAAAAAAACATACCAGTCTACATTATATTCTTTTTGATGCGCCTGTACGTCTACATTATAAAAATCTTTACATTCATAATTACCAAGCTTTGTTTTAACATCTATTCTTTTATGATTTACAATAAAATCTGCTTCATAGTCTATATTGCTAATTCGTTTTGCTTTTAAATACATTTGTTTAAATTTCATTTCGCCTAAATTACCTGCAATTTGAAATTCATTTTGTGCATCTTTACTTCCTTGATAAACTGTGTTTTTATTACTTTTAAATAAACCCCAATCCTCAGCTTTTCTTAACATTTCATCAGTTACTTTCATTCTTTATCTTTTTCTTGTACAATTCTATTATGTCTTTTAATTCTTCTCTTGTGTACTTTCGCGTTTTGTGTGCTATTTCGTGCAGTTTAAACAGTTCTTCGCCTCCTATTCGTTTTTCTATACCAACTTGATAGTTTAGTAAGTTTCCGTGTTTATGTTGGTTACACGCTACGCATTGACCGTGTACGTTTCTTTCGTCAAACGTGACTGCTTTGTGTGTACCACTACTAAAATAGTGTCCGGCATCAAATTTACCTGTAAGCAAACTATCGCAGCTTATGCAGTTTTTTTCTTGATCACGCTTACGAATAAACGAATTAAAATAAGTCTGTGCTTTTTTAGTTAAGCTTTGCACCGTTTCAAGTTCTTCTTTTAACTTCTTCTTTTCTTTTTTCCAATTCTTGACCTTTGCAGTTTCTACCCATACTTTAACGCATTCAGACTTAAAGCAATATTTTTGATTAAAGTGCTTGGCTTCAAATTTCTCTTTGCAGTTTTTACAACGTGGCATTAAAATAGTTTTGCTTGTGTTGTTGGCTTGTATGATGCATCGTATCTTTTGTTCTGACCTTTTGGGTATGGTTCTATTTTATAATTCAATTCTTTTTTAAATGCTTTCTTGTCGTTTTTAGTACCTGTAAAATAAATGTATCTATGTTTTCTACTTCTTTCTACTAATTCGTATTCGCCATTTTGTTCGTAAGCATTATTATGTCTTCCGTGTTTATTACTTCCTTTTAATTTTTTATCTACATCTTTACGACTTAAACCTGTATAAACCCAATTAGTAGCTTGATAAATATAACCGTGGTGGTTTTGTGCAGTATCTGCATAACTAACTATTATAAGTTTAGGTAACATTTTTAAAGCATTTGATACAAAAAAACTTAAAACATTTTTGCCTAAATTATCATTAACGCACAATCTGTTTAATTCATAAACATACTTACTGTTTTCTTTTCCACAAACGCCATTACATAAAGACGGAGAAGCAGGTTTGCCAAAAGTACAAACGCCTTGTAGAACATTATTCATACTAAACAAACCAAAGCTATAAGATATACTACAAAGTCTTTTAGCGTAATGCTTGTTTAAAAGCCAATCTTTGCATTCGTAAGAATCTATACTTTTTACTGAATATCCTTTCATTCTCCTATTGGCGTAAATATGTATACGTCAACTACTGCACATTCTTCGTTTACGCAAATGTAATTACCTATTATACCTTCTCCTTCTAAAGCGTAGTCTTCGTAATCGTGTTCTCCTTGCCAAATTAAAGTTTGGCTGCATTGTGGACATTTCATAATTCTAATTTAGCATCGTTAATAATTTCTTTTAGCTTGTCTATTTCGTGTTTATGTTCTGCTATTATTAT